CCTGGGTCTACGGCAACGCCTGGGTCTACGGCAACGCCAAGGTCTACGGCGACGCCTGGGTCTACGGCAGCGCCAAGGTCCACGGCAACGCCAAGGTCCACGGCGACTGCGGAGGGAAAACGCCCATACACCTGGTCGGCGCTTGTGAGTTCGCGGTCACCGCGTATGGCTTGACAGTCCATATCGGGTGCAAAGTCCATAAGGTTAAGGAGTGGGAGAAAATATTCGACCGGAACAAGTACTTAGGCGAATGCTCTTCTGCTGAGTCCTATGAAAAATGCCGTGCTACGTTTGAAACCGTCAAAATTCTACTTGAAAATTGGTAAGGGGAGAACAAAATGATACGCAAACCCAAAGCATACATCGCTGGCCCCATGACCGGCCACAGCCACTTCAACTTCTTCACCTTCGACCTGGTCGAGGCCAGGCTCCGCGACAAGGGCTACATCCCGGTCAGCCCGGCGCAGATCGACCGCACGATGGAGGGGTGGGGTGAGTTCCCGCCCACCACCGGCCTTACCCTGGCGGACCGCAAGAACTTCATCCGCCGCGACTTGAACGCTATCCTGGAGCTAGACCCCGACCATGGCGACGCCATCTTCCTGCTGCCGGGCTGGCAGAACTCGAAGGGCGCGCAGGCCGAGTACGCTCTGGCGGTGTTCATTGGGATCGAGATCTACGAGATCCTGCACACGGCGAGCCTTGACGTGGTCCGGCTGGAGGTGGGGGTATGAGAGCGATCCTCTACCAGGTCGGGACCATGGTCGACACCGACGACATCGTCGACATCGAGGCCAAGAAGGTGGTCAAGTCAGTCAAGGGCAGCGCGGTCATCCAGTTCGATGGCACCGCTCAAGGGCTCGGGATGAAGGTCGGGATAGCTTTCTCGAGAGAAGACCTTCAGGCCATGCTGGAGGCGACCTGCGATGCTTAATCTCATAACACAGACGGCCATTACATTCACCCTAGCGGTCGTGGCCTGCTACGGCCTGGCCTGCATGATCGACAACCTCACAAGGAAGGGAGACTAACATGAACGAGTACGCCATCAAGATGGACAAAAAGATGCGGAGCGAAGCCAGGGAGGTGGGGTACTCCTACCACCAGGTCTGCCGGGTACTAGAGCCCTCGGAGAGTCACAAGCTCTTCCTGCAGGCCGGCCTGGTGACTCCGTTTAAGGCAAAATGGGGCGAGGCCGGGGCCAAAGCCCTGGTGGAAAGACTGGAGGCGTAAAGTGTTCAAGATACTGCACTGCCTGGACAAACAGTGGCCGACTGGAGCTATCACTTTCGTTCAGGAACTGCCTGAAGTGTCCGACACCAGCAAGTGGAACCTTACCACGACACTGACAGGCGTCATGGCCACCCACCCTAAGGTCGAGCCGATAGTGGTCCCTGATGGGTCCACGTTCATAGTAAACTTCGACGGGCAGGTTTTCGTTGCCGGGAGAGAGACGACATGAGAAAGCATGAGCGCGAAGCCATCCTGGAGTTCTTCGAGAACCACCACGACGAGATCAGCCTGGAGCTGATGCAGGAGTTCGTGGCCCTGGTCGACGACGCCGAACTGAAGGACGAACTCCATTACATGATGGACGAGATCGTGGAGATATAGAGATGGCTAGACCCGAACTGACCTGCAAGGCCTGCGTGTTCGCCCAGTTCCACCAGGGAGGGGCGCTGCATGGCCTGACTACCTGCGTCCACCCGGCCCACAACAAATGTGTCGGATGGCTACAGGGCTACGGCATAGTGGTCCAGGACGAGGTATGCGACCACTTCAGCAGTCCTGCAGCTAACACGTTTGCAGGCCCGTCACCACAGTGTCCCGACGATCTGTAACACTTGTGAAAACCAGCTGCACAATTTTTGTGCAGCACTACTCGGGCAGGTAAGGTGTTGATATCACTGGCGAAACTAAATCGGTCATCAATGGGAACGCAACGGGAACGCATGTCGTGTAAGTTGTTGGAATCATTGAGTTCGTTCTTCAAAAGTTACAAAATTGTCCGGGAATGCCAATTTTGTAGCAGAATCTGTAAGGATGTGAAATCGTTCAGGAATCATTTTGGGGACGTTCTGAGGTGCGTTCCCGGTTCCGGTTCCCAAAACTGCGTTTCCGGGAACGCGTCTGTAAGTAGTTGATATCGTTGAGAAAAACGTGAATCAATGCAATACATGAGGTTTGGTACCGGAGACGCCGGTAATCATTAGGTTTTTTGAAAGTTATCCACAGGTTTGGTGCGTTCCCGGCTTCAACCCCCCTATAGGGGGGTCTAGGACGGGGCCTAAGGTCCCCCGTCCATACCCCATCCTATGGTTGTGGGGAATCGCGCACGAAGAGTCGGACAAGATATCATCACGACCACGACTATTAAGGGTTGACACTGGTTGTGGTGGTGGTGGTAATATGTATGCGAACCTAAAACAAGGAGAGCACATGTTTTATTTTATACCTGGGACCAGGGTCCAGTTCAAAGACAGCAACGACACGCTCCACACTCTGGAGGTAACCGAGGGCAGCGAATGCGAGGACTGCGACATCCACACCATGGGCCATGATTGTGTAGCTAACAGCCTGGACTGCGCTGGTGTCGTCTTCAAGGAGGTCCTGGAGCCGCAGGCGTGTCCCAGCTGTGGGAATGAGGCCGTCTGTCAAGACATTACCAGTGCGGTCCAGTGTTGGTGTCCGATGTGCGGACTGCGTGCGCCACGCGGGGTCGCCAAAGAGGACTCAATCAGGGCCTGGAACAATATCAGGATGGAGGGGTAGTATGAGCACATTCTTTTGCCAATCAAGATTCGAGGAGCGTCGTCGTGGCGTCAGCTGTGGCCACTGCGGCGGTAACTGTATGGGCCTGAGCGCAGAGCAGCGGCTCGTACTTAAACGTCAACAGCGCAAGGAGCGTACTGGCCAGGCCTCGCAGTCTGGCCGGCGTGGCGTCCTGAGGGGGTGGTAGGTGACCTTTGTCCTCACGCTCCCCTACCCAAAGGTCTCCGGTAACCACAAGAACCGGATGGGGCGGGGGAGGATATACACGACCAAGGATGGCAAAGAGTACAACCTGCTGGTCAAGATGGCCGTGGTCAAGGCCAGGATGGCCGGCCAGCTGCGCCACAAGATAGAGTCTAAGGTCCATGTGACCCTGGAGGTTGCACCCCCTGACCGACGCAGGCGTGACAAGGACAACGTTGAGAAGGTCGTGTTCGACGCCCTGACCGAGGCCGGTGTGTGGGCTGATGATTCACTGATAGGTCGGAAGGTCCACGAGGACTGGCACGACCCTGACCCTGGCTCGCCTGGTGGGTGGGTCAAGATAACCATGGAGGTGACTGATGGCTGAAGAAGCCAAAACCAAAGAGGAGACCGACGAGGTCATGGCTATAAAGTGCGCTTGTGGCGGTGTCGCGTTCGGGGTCCTAATGAACCCTAAGAACAACAAAAAGATCAAGCAGCTGGCCTGCGCGTCGTGCCTGGGCCGAATCAGCGTCAAAGGAGGAGAGGTCAATGCCGGGGGCAAGTCATGAAGCGCGTCCTGGCTATATCTGACACTCACTGTGGACAGATCTTCGGGCTTGTCCCGCCTGAGTGGCAGGGCTGCCACAAAGACCCCGAGGTCGAGAGAATCCAGGAGACCCTGTGGGGCTTCTACCGTGACCGCGTCAAGGCCATCGCCAAGTCGTCGCCGACCGGCAAGATTGATGTGCTGCTGTCGACTGGAGACGGTGTCGACGGGAAGGCATGGCGCAACGGCGGTATCGAGATCATCGAGCCCGACTTCAAGGAGCAGGAGCGGATGTACCGCGAGGTCCTAATGATGCCTCAGGCCGACCACGTCATCGGCGTGTCTGGTACGCCTTACCATGTCGAGAGCCGTGACGGCGTCGGGTTCGAGAAGGACGCGGTCGAGAGCGTCGGGGGTGAGTTTCACGACAAGGCTCACGTCTACGTCGAGGGCTGTCAGTTCGACATCCGGCACAAGACCAGCTCCAGCTCTATTCCCCACGGCAGGGCCACGGCCATCATGAAGGAGAAGCTGTGGTCGGACCTTAACGCCTACGAGGACGAAGAGGAAAGATGCGACGTCCTTCTCAGGGGACATGTCCATTACCATACCGCTGCCAGCGGGATGAGCCGTGGCAAGAGGTGGTGGGCCATGACGTTGCCCAGCCTGCAGGGGTCAACAAAGTTCGGAATCACTCAATGCTTGGGCCGGGTAGACTTCGGAGTCACCTGGTTCGACATACATGAAGGGAGGGTCATGGCATGGGATTCGGAAGTTCTTCCAATCTTCCTGAAGCGGACCAAGATCGAGATCCTATAGTCATAGCTCTCGACCAGGTCCTGGCAGCTGCCAACCAGAGCGACGAAGGCCTGACAAGGGACGAGATCAAGGGCATCCTTGGTTGTGGCCTAGCCAAGGCTCGCGACACCATACGGCAGGCCGTCGAGCAGGGCGTCCTGGAGGTCGGCAGGAAATACGTGCCCAGACATTTCAACGGTCGCCCGACCTGGCTAACGGTCTATCGGGCGAAGGGAGAGGAGTAGGATATGACCGAGACAGACGCCACAACCAGGCGCTATGGGCCACCGCCCAAGAACGTCCTGGCCCAGTCAGGAGTGCCGCTGACCTTGACCGACACCCAGGCCCAGATCAGCCAGGTCTGCCGCAAGATGGCTGGCTTCCTGATCGACAAGAACAGGGCCTACGGCGACAGCGCGCTCGACCCGGTCCGGGTCTTCTCGAAGGCCGACGTCTTCGAGCAGCTTTATGTCCGCATCGACGACAAGCTCAGCCGGTTCATGAGGGGGCACAACTACCCAGGGGACGACGACATCGACGACCTGCTGGGGTATCTGCTCCTGCTCAAAGTGGCCAAGCTCAGAGTCAAAGAGCAGGAGGACGCCAAGATAGCCAACAAGATGGGGCTTGACGTCAAGACCTAGCTCTGGCACAATACAGTCCTCCGCACGACCCCGCTCTACTTCCCCGAACACCACACTCCCCAAACTTTAGGGCCGCCCAAGAGCGGCCCATTTTTTTTTGTCCTTGTTCCAATGATGTCCTGTGTGGTAATCTTATGGCGTCAAACAATGTCCAACGCTCAAGGAGGTCTCCGTCATGGGTGAGCCAAACTACTTCGCAACTTCACTCCCCGCCAAGGGGATCGACCAGATCACCCCCAACGACAGCAACAAGATCGGCCCCTACGTCTCGCTCCTGGTGGGCACCGCCGGGACCTTCTATGTCGACACCGTCAATGGTGAGACCAACCGGAAGGTTGTAGCCCCTGCCGGGGTTCTGCCGCTCCAGGTGACCAAGGTCTACGCTACCGGCCTGGTCGACGCTGCTGACATCCAGGGCTTCAAGGGGTAGGTCATGGAAATTTCAGGCAACGTCAAATACGGTAATGGCTTTCTAGGCAAACGTGATACTGTGTTGACCGGGGATGCGAATATCCAAGGTGGCAACTGGGCATACGCCCGGTTTATCACCAACGGGTTCGCTCTTGACTGGGATATCACGATGCCAGAAGGTGTTTACATCGACGGTGCGAAACAAGACTCCGCTACCCGTGAGATCAAAGAACCACTACCTGTCACGGCCAAAATCCAAGAAGCTTTAGCCAAGGGTGGTGAGGATGCTGAATCAGCCTATGAAAAAGCTGTTGACCTGATCCACGCTGATATGGGTGGGTATGATCTATCAGGGTTTCTAGTGGACTATGATGCATCCCTTGGCGCTGATAACTTCACCTATGCCAAGTCACTCTTTAAGAAACTAGCCATTGAGGTTCAAGGACAAGCCTGGGTGGACAGTCGCACCAATGAGCAGATATTCGCAGCCATGCAAACGTTCATGCTCGGCAAAACCAAGGACCAGTTGATGGGCGTAGCAACTGAGGTTGTGGAGGTTATAAGCTAATGGCACTATCATTATATCCTTACTCAGACGAGTACGTAGTACCAGGTGGCGCTGGCGCTAATGATGGGTCAAGCTGGGCAAATGCTTGGGACATATCCCAGGTAGGTGCGGCCATCGGACCAACAAAAAGGTTCAATTTTTCTGGTGATTTTCCAACTACTGGAGCTGCCTTAGCTTGGAGCACAGGTGGTTCTACTAACGGCCCAATCGTATTCAGAGGGTGGAATGCAGCGCAGGATGCTTTAGCATCATTCGGAGACATGCCCATTATAAGAGGGCCAGCAGGAACTACCACTATCACTCCTGGAAACTACCAAATATACCAAGGTCTAAATATTAAAGACGGTCAGTCTGGTATATCCTCTGCTGCTGTTGACAACATCGCTGTTGATCTGTGTCAATTCGATAATATTGGTATTGGGACAGCATTGGGTTTTGACAACTACGGGGTGGTATCTAGGAGTAAGTTTTTCAATAACGATGGGGTCTGCGTTGATGGTGATATAGGTACTCATATCAGATGTTCCCAGTTCTATGATAACAATGGCACTAAGCAAATATCTGGATTAGCTGGACTATCTGTCGAGTTTTGTTTTATAGCTCGTGGCGCACAACACGGTATAGAGCTCCCTGGCGTCCAATTGTCAACAATCCGCTTCAACACCATTGACGGCCACGCCGCTGGTAACGGTATAGATATGACAACCGTTTCTGGTCCCATACTAATGTACGGGAACCAGTTCAGCAACAATCTGATCGCTACAGACGTGTCTGCCTCAAACTTAAAGATGTTCAACAACTTCCACAACAATGGTACAGACGACGGTGGCAACACTCATATAGACGTGAGTAATACCTTCGTTGACCCACAGTACACTGACATTGCCAACAATGATTATAGTATTGGCAACACCGACCTGCAAGGCATTGATATGAGCACTTTTGGCGCTGGCGTCATGGACGTGGGCGCTTACCAGTCAGCAGGCGGCGGTGGCGGCGGCGGTGGCGCGGGTTACCACACTAGGATCGGATTCTAAAAAGGAGAACACCATGGAACTCAACAGTGAAAACATCGCGGTCATCTTGGCCGCAGCCTTGGCGATATCGGAAGTTATCGCCCTGACCTCTCTCAAGTCCAACAGCATCTTCCAGCTGGTGGTCAACGTGCTCAAGACCCTGGCCGGCAAAGACGACTAGTGAAGTGGATCAAACCCCTTCTGGCTCTCTTTGCGGCGGTGGTACAGACCATCGCGCTGCTGCTCAAGAGGGAGCGGAGAATTGCCGATGAGAAGGACGATAGACAAAGGCGCGAGGCCGTGGCTAATGGCGACGTTGATGGGGTGTCTGCTGACGTTGACAGCCTGCGGCACAGGTTCGACAAAGTACGTTCGCGGGAGCAGTGAGGTGTTCAAGCTCGAGGCTGGCCAAGCGGCCGACATCGCTGGGTACCTCCTCAGTCCTCAGGCGTACCTAGACCTGGCCGACTGCTGCGACGCCTGCATCACCACACTGGAGAATCGCTGATGAGCAAGGTATTCCACCAGGGGACCGGGGCGGCCGGTCCATGCCCGTACGAGTGTGTCATGCAGGATGACATCACGGAGATCAAGGGCGACGTCAAATTGTTGATTGCGTACAGGAACCAAGAGATCGGGGCCAAGTCCGTGAAGACTCCGAGCCCGGCCAAATGGATAAGCATAGGGGTGGCCGTCACGGCCGCAGCCACTGGGCTGCTGTCTTTGGCCATCAATTGAGGTCAAGATGCCGAAGGGCCGAGTTTCAGAGAAGAAGAGAGCAGAAGTCTACGCCATTGTCGAGGAGTACCTAGCGGACCCCAACAACGACAACATGACGTGGACCCATATCTCCAGGGAGGTGCTAAAGAAGCACGAGCACTATCTGCGCACCACTCTGACCGCTGACGACCGCAAAGAGCTGTGGGCTCAGGCCCTGAAGATACGGCGCGACTTCTACGCCCCGCACCTGTCCGCCATCGACAAAGCCCTACTGGAGAAGGCGATAGCCGGCGACGTGCCGGCTATCAAGTTGGCCTACCAGCGATTCGAGAACTGGGCACCCAGCGAGAAGAAGATCCACGAGGGCGGCGACAAGCCTATAGGGGTCGAGCACGGGGTGACCGACTCCATGCAAGAGAAGCTCAATGAAATTTACCAGCAGGATTGAGGCCAACGAGTTTTACGCCCACATCCTAAGGGAGGCGGAGAAGGAGCACTGCGTCAAAGACACACTCAACAGGCTCGGTAGGCGGGACCTGTTCTTTCTTCTGACGCGCCTTCTTAACCGCAAAGACATCGACCGCGACTGGCTTTTTGACAGGTGCCTCGAGGTTCAGGCGAACCCTGACGACCACCTCGACCTGTGGGCCAGGGAGCACTACAAGTCAACCATCATCACTTTCGGTAAGACTATCCAGGACGTGCTCGACTCGCACAGTCCAGACCCCTACGGCCCATTCAAGGAAGTCACGGTCGGGATATTCAGCCACACCGCCCCCATCGCCAAAGCGTTCTTGTCGCAGATCAAGATGGAGTTCGAGAACAACGTCCTCCTCCAGGAGGTCTACCCAGACGTCCTGTATGAGAACCCGCGCAAGGAAGCTCTGAGGTGGAGCGTCGACAAGGGCATCTGCGTCAAGCGCAAGTCCAACCCCAAAGAGGCGACCATAGCCGCCCACGGCTTAGTCGACGGGCAGCCCACCGGCATGCACTACCAGGTCCTCAACTACGACGACGTCGTCACCAGGGAGTCCGTCACGACCCCGGAGCAGATCCAGACGGTCACCGACGCCCTGGCCCTGTCCTACAACCTGGGAGCCGACGGCGGCACTCGTAGGTTTATCGGCACTCGTTACCACGCCAACGACACATACGCCACCATACTGAAGCGCAAGACAGCCACCCCGAGGATATACCCGGCCACCCACGACGGCAAGCCTGAGGGGGACCCAGTGTTCCTCACAAGGGAGAACCTGGTCAAAAAGCGTGACGACATGGGGCCGTACGTCTTCGCCTGCCAGATGCTGCAGAACCCCGTGGCCGACGAGGCGCAGGGCTTCAAGCTTGACTGGCTCCGACACTACTCCGTCCTGGACCCCTCGGACCTCAACCTGTACCTGCTTTGCGACCCGGCAGGAGGCAAGAAGAAAGACAACGACTACACAGTCATGCTGGTCATAGGCCTCGGTCCTGACCGGAACTACTACCTGGTTGACGGTATCAGGGACAGGCTGAATCTGACGGAGCGCACCAAGCACTTGATGCGGTTTCACAAGCAGTATGACATCAAGAAGGTTGGTTACGAAAAATACGGGAAAGACAGTGACATAGAGCACATAGAGTATGTCCAGGAACAAGAGAGGTACAGATTCGACATCCTGCCTCTGGGCGGAGGGATGCCGAAGAACGACCGCATACGCAAGCTGGTACCGATATTCGAGACTGGGCGCTTCTATTTGCCTCACCGTCTCCTGTTTAGCGATTATGAAAAGAAGACCAAGGACTTTGTCCAGATTTTCATCGGCGACGAATATGAGACCTTTCCGGTCAGCTCTCATGATGATATGCTAGACTGCATGGCCAGGGTCGTCGACCCGGAGCTGGCGGCTCAGTTCCCGGACCCGAAGCGGTCGCACGATATCAGGGACCACTTACTCCAACGACGCGAGTCTGCTCAAGAAGAGTACGACCCGTTCGCCAACATGTGAGGACATCATGAGTTCACCAGGCAGACCCAGCAGTACACCGACATACGTTCCCACCACCGAAGACACGCGGCGACGTGTGGATGCTGCCGCCATCGCTGAAGCCAGGCGGAGGACGTCGTCAGGACGTGAGTCGACGATCCTCGGGTCTAGGCCCAGAGTCCAGCAGGACGACACCCCGAGGGGCACCCCGACAGCGCTGACCGGGGGCGACCTCTCTAGCGACACCCAGGCCCGCATCGACAGCCTGAGGGGCGAGATCTCAGCGTTCGAGGCCGAGGCCAAGGCAAGGATCGACAGTGGCAACCCCTTCGGCAGCTCAGAGACAAACGAGCAGGCTCAGCGCCAACAGCAGCTCGAGACACTCTTGAGGGGCGAGGACGAGCGCAAGTACGGGGTGCAGACTGTGCAGGCCTTCCGGGAGGCCAAGGAGCGCGGGTACGCCGGGGACCTGGAGAAGTTCTCCGGGGCCGACATCACAACAGAGGCGCGAGAGCGCCAGACCGCGCTGACCGGCCGTAGATCTAAAGCCCGCAGGGCGACCACCGTGCTAGGAGGCTAACATGGCTATTAGTCAAGAGCAGTTCCGGCTCATCCGCAACAGGTTCGACCGCAAGCGCGACGAGACCGACCAATACTATCGCAGCAACTGGAAAGACATCGCTGACTACCTGGACCCCTACCACGGCCGGTTCCTAGACAAGGACTTCACCCCTGCCGAGGGCGGCAACAAGAGCACCAAGATCATCAACCCGAAAGCTGTCAAGGCGTCTCGCGTGGCTGTGGCCGGCATGGTCGGTGGCCTCATCCCCCACTCGCTGCCATGGTTCCGTCTCGGCCCTGAGGACCCGGACCTAGCCCAATGGGGGCCAGCCAAGGAGTGGTTCGCCGACGTCCAGCAGAGGATGTACAACGTCTTCTCCCGGTCAAACTTCTACGCCGCCGGGCACTCGGTGTTCCGCGAGGAAGTCAACTTCGGCACCGGCCCCATGATGATCAGGGAGCACCCGTCCAAGGTCATCCATTGCCGACCCTGGACGGTCGGCGAGTACGTCCTTATGGTCGACCAGTTCCAACTCGTAGACACTGGGTTCAGGTGGTTCTGGTCCACGGCCAGGCAGTTGGCGCAGCAGTTCGGCAAGAGCAACCTGACGCCCGAGACCACCGCCCTGCTCGACAAAAACCCGGACACGTTCGTCGAGGTGGTGTGTGGGGTTATGCCCAGAGAGGACGCTGACCCGTCCAAGAAGGACTCGGCCAACATGCCCTACGCTTCCATTTATTGGGAGCGCAAGGCCAGCTCGGAGCGACCCCCACTGGGAGAGAGCGGCTTCAACACCAACCCGATGGTTTACCCCCGCTGGGATACGATTGGCGAGGACGCGTACGGCGTGACCTGCCCCGGCATCGACAGCCTGGGCGACCTGAAGATGCTGCAGAAGTTGGAGCGCGACGCCCTCAGGGCGGTAGAACTGAGCGTGGCCCCTCCGGTCATAAAGCCAGAAGGTAGCGGTCGCCTGTCCATCCTTCCCAACGCCGTCAACGAGATGGCAAGCGGCTCTATCGAGCAAGTCAAGAACGTCTTCCAGCGCAACCCAGAGGTCGCGCCCATAGAGAACAAAATACAGAACGTCGAGCTTCGCATCCAGGAAGGCTTCTTCAACGACCTATTCCTGATGATCTTGAACGACAAGCGAATGACCGCCACCGAGGTCGCACAGCGCCACGAGGACAAGCTCAAGATTCTGGGGCCGGTCATCGAGAAACAGAACAGCGAGTTCCTGTCGCCCCTGATCGACCGAGTCTACGACATCATGGAACGTCGCGGCCTGATCCCTCCCCCGCCTGAAGAGCTGCAAGGCGAAGAGATCAAGGTCGAGTACATCTCGCTGCTGGCCCAGGCCCAAAGGATGGTCGGCACTCAGGGTATCGAACAGGTGGCGGCCTTCGTCGGCAGCGTGGCCAAGCTGCAGCCGGACGTCCTGGACAAGGTCGACTTCGACGTCATGGTCGAAGAGTACGCCGACGCCAGGGGCGTGTCGCCGAAGGTGATCAACCCGCAGGACGAGGTCGACCAGGTCCGAGCGGTCCGGCAACAGCAGCAGGCAGCCATGCAGCAGCAAGAGGCAGCCAGCATGGGAGCCGACACGGCCAAGACGTTGTCGGAGACAGAAGTGGGTGGCGAAAATGCACTGGACACAGTGCTCGGACAAATGATACCATCTCAGTAGTGATTTAAAATCTTGGGTTCCCGAACCGGCCGGCCAGCCGCTAGGGAGGCGAGAAGAGAAGAGCGCATCAGGGTGCCCTGACACCCCGGTGCGCTCTTTTTTTGCCCACAACGAAAGGGAACCATGGACGCAGAGGCTAGGGCAGAACTCAGAAAGATCCGGGACGACTACAAGAAGACATTCCTGCGGTCGCGCCACGGCAAACGGGTCCTGAGGGACCTCATGGAGTTCGGCGGCCTTCTGGCGTCAGCACCAGACACTACCAGCGCAGTAGCGCTTGCTCGGTTCGAGGGTCGGCGGGATGTGATCAACAAGATCTTGGCGGCTCTAAACAAGGACTCCTATGCTGGGCTCTACGAACTTGAACAGCAAGGGGTCGAGACTACCGACATCTTTGACGAGGAGAAGTAAAAAATGGCTGACGAAAGCACCCTGCTAGGCGACGGCGCTAACGACACGAACAGCACCGACACCGGCAACGACGAAGGCGGAAGCGGCACTGACAAAGGCGAAGGCTCTGGAGGCACCAATGAAGGTGGCGACGGTGGTCAGCCCCACTGGTCGGAAGCTCTGCCGGAAGATTACCGCGAAGCCTTCTCTGGCTTCGAGGACTGGGACACTGCCAGCGCGGCCCTGAAGGGTCCGGCCGTCCCGGAGACCTATCAGACCCCCGAGGGAGTCCAGATCGACACTGAGACCTTTGAGTCGTTCTCGGGTACCGCTAAGGAACTTGGTCTGACGCAAGAGCAGATGAACGGCCTCATCAAGTTCGACGGCGAGCGAGGCGCTAAAATCAACGAGACCATCATGGCCAAGGTCGATACTGACATGCAGGCTGGGCTCGATGAGATGAAGTCCAACCTCGGAGAGGCCAAATTCAACGAGGCCGTGGCCGGAGCCAAGAAGGTGATTGACACCTTCGGAGATGACGGCCTCAAGGAGTGGCTCGACTCGTCCCGTGTCGGCAACAGCTCGAAGCTCATATCGTTCCTGGCCAAGGTAGGCGCAGGCCTGAGCGAAGACAGCTTCGACACTGCCGGCTCAAAAAACAACAGCATGTCCGACGCTCCGCTGGAAGACCGAATGTTCGCGGACGTGGACTTTGGGAAAGTGACATAACCTGATTGGAGGTACACTATGGCAACCGTAGGAACCAGAAACCTGACCCTGGCTGACGTATCTCGTCGGACCGACCCTGACGGCAAGATAGCCCCTATCGTCGAAGTCCTCGACGAGATGAACGAGATCGTTGGTGACATGGTGATGAAAGAGTGCAACGACGGCACCAAGCACAAGACCACCGTCCGCACTGGCATCCCCAGTGGCACCTGGCGTAAGCTGTACGGCGGCGTCCAGAGCACCAAGTCGTCCACCGCGCAGATCGTAGACTCTTGCGGCATGCTCGAAGCACTGCCCAAGATCGACGCTGACCTGGTCGACAAGTCCGGCGACCCCCAGGGCACCCTGATGTCCGAGAACATGCCCCACATCGAAGGCCTGACCCAGGACGTGGTCTCGACCATGTTCTACGGCGATACCTCGGCCCACCCCGAGCGCTTTGAGGGCCTGAGCAATCGTTATCCGAACTACACCCGCGCCACCCCCGACAAGGACAAGACCGACTACAACGTCCTGAATGCCGGTGGGTCCGGTTCCGACAACACCAGCATCTGGCTGGTGACCTGGGGCGACAACGCCCTGCACGCTCTCTACCCCAAGGGTTCCAAGGCTGGTCTCCAGCAGATGAACCTGGGCAAGAAGCTGACCACTGCTGACGACAGCTCTGGCGACTTCATGGCCTACGTCACCCACTACAAGTGGGACATCGGCCTGACCCTGCGCGACTGGCGCACCTGTGGCCGCATCTGCAATATCGACGTCTCGAATCTCGAATCGGAGTCGAGCGCCGCCGACCTGGTCAAGCTCATGATCAAGCTCTCTGAGCGCGTCAAAGGTCCCGGTAAGCGTGTGTGGTACATGCACGAACGTGTCCGCACCATGCTTCGTATCCAGATGCTCGGCGCTGGCACCGGCCTGACCGCCTTCAACGTCAACCTCACCTACGAGAACATCGAAGGCAAGAAGGTCATGATGTTCGACGGCGACCCTGTCCGCACCAACGAACAGCAGCTCCTTACCGAGTCTGCACTGACCCAGGCCAGCTAGACTGATCTGACACTCTCGAAAAGGAGACCAGTATGATACTCGACAGGTATAACGAATTCGCCAGCGAGCAGGACCTCGGGTCCCAAGCAGTTGGTTCCGTAGCGTCCACCAACGTGGTGGACCTCAACGCCGAAGGCGACGCCAAGACTGAGGAGCCCTTCCTGCATATCCTCTGCAAGGAAGACGTAGCCTCGGCCGGCGCTGCCACTGTGCAGTTCGCGCTGCAGACTGACAGCGTCGAAGCTTTCAGTTCTCCCACGACCTTGTGGCAGTCGTCCGCCATCGCCAAGGCGACCCTAGTAGATGGCTACTGGGTAGCCCGGCTCCGCCTCCCCCAGGGCTGCGAGCGCTACTTGCGCGTCTACTACACGGTCGGCACCGCTGACCTGACGGCCGGCAAGTTCGACGCGTTCCTTAGCTGGGACGACCAGGACGTGACGTTCCCCAACGCCACCTAGAGTAATGACAGTTGAGTGATAAGTAGGGGCCACGCCGTGTGGCCCCTCTATCTCGCACCTTATCAGGGAGAGACCCATGAAAGTCAAAGCTGTAAACCAAGGATTCTACGGCACCCTCAGAGAAGAAGGCGACGTCTTCGACGTGGACTACGGCGGCAAAAAGAAGACCGAGAAGGTTGTCGAAGACAGCTCTTGGCTGGAGCCTGTCGTTGACGCAGAAGCTGAAGCGAAAGCCAAGGCAGAAGCTGAAGCGAAAGCCAAGGCAGAAGCTGAAGCGAAAGCCCAGCAGAAGGACTAGGCCATGGCCTATTCCGACACCAAGATAGCGAACCTGGGTCTGGCCCGTATAGGGCCGGACCAGATCGCCAACCTGGGCACCGACACAGGCGTGACCGCCAGGCGCGCTCGGGAAGCGTACGAGCCGATCCGGGACGAGGTGATGCAGCTCTACCCCTGGCCCTTCGCGAAGACTCGCGCAGCGCTCTCGCTTGACGCAGCCACCCCGGCCTTCGGCTACGACTACGCCTACGTCCTGCCGGCCGACTACCTGACGGCCATCAGCCTGGAGGACCCCGACGTCGAGTACGAGATCGAGGGCGGCCTGCTCCTGACTGATGCCGAAGAGGCGAACCTGCATTACATCCGCAGGGTCACCGACCCCACCAAGTTCTCTCCGGCCTTCGTCAAGGTCTTTTACCTCCGGCTGGCCTCGGTGTTCGCTATGTCAGTAGCTCAGAGCCGAAGCCTTCAAGGCGAAGTGGTCAAGGAGTACGACAGGGCCATGATGGAGGCCAAGGCGGTCGAGCGCGTGGCGGACAACAAGCCCCTCACGCAGCCGTCTTCGTATGTAGATTCGAGGGTCTAATGGCTTGGCAAGCTCAGAACTCATTCACCGGAGGCGAGGTCAGCCCTCGCCTGTACGGCCGGAACGACCTGGACCAGTATCGCAACTCTGTCGCGTTATTGGAGAACTTTACCATCCACCCCCACGGAGGGGTGTCAAGGCGTCCCGGAACCAAATTCACTGCAGAAGTAAAGGACTCGACGAAAGCCACTCGGGTAATCCCCTTCGAGGCCTCGACCGAGAACAGCTATTGTATCGAGGTCGGCGACCAGTACATGAGATTTGTCAAGGACGGGGTCCAGATCGAGAACGCCGGCTCGCCGGTAGAGCTGGCCACTAGCTACCTGGAGGCCGAGCTGTTCGAGCTGCAGTTCGCCCAGATCGCCGACACCATGTGGATAGTCCACAAGGACCATAAGCCGCGCAGGCTGACCAGGTCTAGCGATATCTCTTGGGCCATCACCGACGAGACGTTCGTCGACGGCCCATACCTCCCGCTCAACGCCACGACCACCACTCTGGTCGGGTCAGCTGCGACCGGCTCAATCACAGTCACAGCTTCGAGCACGACAGGGATTAACGACGGGGTAGGCTTCCAGTCCGGCGACGTCGGGAGGATGATCCGCGCCAGTGACGGCAGCGCCTGGTCTTGGGCTGAGATCACTGCCGTGACCGATACACTAAACGTCACGGCCACAGTCTATGACGGCAACTTCCCGACATCCGCCACTGACGTCTGGCGCTTCGGCAAATGGAGCGAGACCACCGGCTGGCCCTCTGTCGTCACGTTCTACGAACAGCGCATAGCCTACGCTGGGTCGCCCTACGCCCAGCAAGACGTAGACCTGTCGGAGACCGACAACTATTCAAGCTTCAGGTCGACCGAGTCCGACGGCACCGTAGTAGACTCGAACGCTCTGAGCTTCACTGTAGCAGCTGACCGCCTCAACAAGGTGCAGTGGATGCTCCCTGCTAGGGGGCTCGACATCGGGACCTCTGGCGGAGAGTGGGTGCTGTCCGGCGGCGGCGACCCGTTGACCCCGACATCGGTCAGGGCCGTGCGCCACACCAACGTCGGCGGCGAGGCCATCCAGCCAGTCCACGTCAGCAACGTAGCCCTTTATGTAGCCAGGGGCGGGCGAGCCGTCCATGAGTACGCCTACGTGTTTGAGGACGACGGGTACCGGAGCCCGGACCTGAACCTGCTGACCAACCATCTCCTGCGCGGTACGTCCGTCGTGGACCTGGACTACAGCTCCAGAGCGTCCATCGCTTGGGCGGTGAGGGATGACGGGGTCCTGCTGGGCCTGACCTACATGAGGGAAGAGGGCGTCCTGGGGTGGCACCGCCACACCACCGACGGCACTTTCGAGAGCGTCTGCACAGTCCCGGAGGGGCACCGCGACACCCCATACTTCGTGGTCCAGCGCACCGTAGACGGCAACCAGGTAAGATACATAGAGTACCTGGAGGACGAGTGGAACGGCACTACTATGGAGGACACATACTTCGTCGACGCCGGCATCAGTTACGACGGGGCCTCCACCACGACCATCACAGGGCTCGACCATCTCGAAGGCGAGGCCGTCGACATCTTGGCCGACGGTATGGTTGTGGTCGGCAAGACGGTGAGCGGCGGCCAGGTCGAGCTTGACCATGCGGTCGAGAAGGCACAGGTCGGGCTTGGCTTCGTGTCGAACCTGGAGAGCTTGCCCATCGAAAACGCATCGTTAGAAGATGGGACTTCTATGGGCCGGACAAAGACCGCGACCCAGATAGTGGCGAAGGTCACCGACTCTTACGGCGGCAAGGCCGGGCCAGACGAAGACAGCCTGGACGAATTTATATGGAACGAGGACTTGGTCTACGGCCAGCCACCGGAACCATTCAGCGGCGAGAAGGGCCTGAAAATCTCGAAGACTCACGCCACAGATCAGCGCTTTTACATCCGGCAAGATCTCCCGCTGCCGCTGACCATCAACGCGGTAGTCATTGAATACAGGACGACCCAGAGATGATGCTAGCCAGGTTCCAAATCGAGCACATGGACGCCATACTCCCGCACCTCAGGCAGGAGCACGTCGACGCCATCCAGGCCCTGGGTTATGACACCTTCAGGGGTCAGATTGAACAGGCCTTGTCGAACTCCGTCATCCTCACGTTTATGGACCACAACGGCGACCCAGTAGCAGTGTTCGGGGCCGCCAAGAGATGGGAGGGTTGCGCTTCTTGTTGGGGTATGGTAACCAATAAGGTAGACAAAAGCCCTGTCAGTTTCTTGAGGGCCTCCAGGCGCGGCATGGGGTACATCCGCGACATCTTGGGACTGAGGCGTTTCGACGCCACCGTCAGGGCTGACAACAGCATGAACATGAAGTGGTTGATCTGGCTTGGATTCAAGCTCGAAGGATTGCTCGAGAGTTACGGGCCTGCCGGCGAAGATCACTTCCTTCTAGCGAGGGTATGGTGATGGCCGAAGCTGCAGCAGTAGTCGCCATAATCGGGACCGCGTACTCAGCCTACCAACAGAGCGAGGTCGCGAAGTTCAACGAGGCCGTAGCCGACCGCGAGGCCGAGTATCAGAAGAACAGATCCACGGCCGAGGAACAACGGCACTGGCAGCGAGTCAAGAAGGTCCTGGGCCAGCAGAAGACGCAGTACGCAGCCGCCGGGGTTTCCCTTTTGTCTGGAAGCGTGCAGGATGTTTACTCGGAATCCCTGCAGGAGGCCGAGCTTGACGCCGAGATCATCAAAGCCGGCGGGCAAGCCGCCATCAGGCAGGCCGAGTCTGCGGCTACCAACCAGCGAGCTGCGGGCCAAGCTGCCATAGCTGGCGGGGTGGCCAGTGCTGGTTCGACCTTGCTTACCCTGAACAAGTAGGAGGCGAGTATGCCTAGAGTCGCCACCATAGAATCCCAAAGACAGCTCCCGGCCTCCACCGGGGAAGGCTTCCTGGATGCACGCCCCTTTGCCGCCGTCGGTGAGGCGGTCAAAGACCTTGGCCTGACGGCCATGGATGTGGCTCTAGCCCATGAAGAGAAGACTGAAAAGGTCAAGATTGCCGACGTGACCAGACGTCTACGCACCGAGTCGCAAGAGAGGTTCTTGGAGACGCAGGGCAACCTCCAGGGCAAGGCCGCGTTGCCGGACGAGAAGGCCGGCACCCCTGGCGTCTACAAGGAATACCAGGACTGGTCGGCAACCAGGATCGGAGAGTTGTCGGCCGAGATCTCGCCGAAATACCGCGACGTCGCCGTGCAGAGCCTTAACGGCGTCGGCGACCAGTACGGCAGCACGTTCGCCCGGTACCAGGCCCAGCAGCTCGGCGTCTACCGTCAGAACACCATCAAGGCTTTGAGTGAACAGCGCGCCTCTGAGTTGAACATGATCATGGCCAGCGACGTGGCCGCCGGGGCTTTGAACAGCGCTGGCGCGATTGTGTCCACGGTCCAGTCTATGGGTTTTGACTTTGAAGACAACGCTGGCGGACAGGACACGACCGCCCTGGAGATAGCCTACGCCAACCAGACCACCAAGAGCGCTATCGTGGCCAAGATGGAAGTGGCTCCGTCGGTGGCTCTGGAGATGATCGACGACGACAGGCTGCAGCCGTACCTGACCCCAGAAGACAAAAGCTCCCTGACAAAACAGGCCGAGGCTAAGCGGCTAGAGAAAGAGACCGACGCCCTGGTGGGGATGGTCTCCGGGCAGCCGTACACGGTCCAGAAGGACATCATATCAGGGTACCGAGAAGACAGCGGCGAGGACTATCTTAAGCAGGTCCGAGCCCAGGCCCACTCTACCATCGACACGATAGAGTCCAACCGGAAGCGCCAGGAAACAGCAGAGCAGTTCACCTCCATGAGCGACCTGCACACCAGAATCTTTGTCGACAAGGAGGCTATCACGACCACCGACGTCGACCGCATGGACAGTATCAACTTCCAGCAAAAGCAGGTCGTCAAAGGATGGATAGGCTCGCTGGCAGCCAACGAGAAGCCCGGCCAGCTGGACCCGTTCAATCGCTTGATCAAATGGGACGATGCGAGGAGTAAAATATTCTCTCAGCAGTGGGATGCCGATGACGTCCGAAAGGCAGCCCTAGCAGGGGATATAGATATCCGCGACGGCAAATCTTTGATCGAATTCGCAGAGAGATTCCAGTACGACCCGTCCATTTATAATGTCATAGACGAGTACTTTAAAAAGGAGTACAACTCGACCTACAACAATGACAAAAAACGAGCAGAGGTGATGTTCGGAACGATGGAAGACATACTGGAGCATATGCGAGAACAGGGGGACAACGCACGGCCGCCTGACAGGACGACTATACACAAGTTTATCACCGACAATGCCAGGGGCGTTGTCGAATCACATCTCCTCACCCCCGACCCGGAGGGCGTTGACATAGCTCAGGAGCAGTTCTCCAACATCGACGTCCCGCTCAGGAGTGTCGACCCGGCTGAGAAGCCGACGCAGCTGCAACGCGACACGGCGCGCAGGCTGGCAAGAGGTTACACGCAGGCCGAAGCTGTTTCAGGAATCAACAACGGTGTGATATACTTGGGGGCAGCTCCTGGCAGGCCGGGGTTTGTCTTGGTCGATTTCAGAGACGGCAAGGATGAACCGCGAGAGGTCCCGGAGAAGGACTGGTTCGATTCGCTCGCTGAGATATCTAGAGGGAGGTAGGAATGCCCACCATTTTAGACCCTGACAAGTATGCACCCCAGGGGCAAGAAGTAAAAAAACCTAAAGCAACAGGCGTTTTTCTTGATCCTAAGAAATACCGCACCGGAGGGGTTGACCCTTTGGCGGAATCGTATCAGTCGGTCCGCGACGTCGACCCAGACGCCACTGCTAAGGTCAATAGTATTGCTCGTCGCTTGAGAGACGTCGACCCGGCCATCGTGCGTGACGACACCGCAGCGGCCGAGCACATGGCCAACGCGCCAGACTACCAGAAGGTCCGCAAGCAGGCCCCGACATTGGCCGAGAAGGCCAAAGACAAAAAGTTCATGGCCATCGCCCAGGACGATATGGACCCGCTGATCGAAGTGAACAAAGTCGCCAGCACCGACGTCCTTGGCAAGCACAATGAATTCAAGGAAAAATACAACTGGTTCAAGCGCAGAGGGCAGGACCTAGAGAAGGGCACCCTCAATCTGTTGAGCGGCCTCAACATAGCCGGAGCATCCAAGCAGGCAGAACAGATAGCCAATGTCCTGGCCTTCTCCCAGGAAATCCAGGACGAGACTGACCCGAACAAGATATGGGACACCTGGCGACAGCGCGGCGGCAAGAACCTGGGCTCGGTCTTCAACGCCCACGTCCCGCCGTCCTTGGTTGAGGGCTTGATAGTATCGAACGCCCACGACCGCCAGTCCGAGCTGCGGCTCATAGCTATGAAGCTCAACGACATCATGATGGACGACATCAGGTCCGGCATCAAACAGCGCGCCGACGCTAAAAAAATACCAGTCGACCCTCTGATGCAGGCCATGGCCGAGGCCAAGTCCTTCGCTGATGTTTTCTCTCTGATCGGCGAAGACCCTATGGAGGCCATCGCCGCCATCGGGACCGAGAGCCTCCCGGCGTCAGTCCCGTCGATGGCCGCTGGCATGCTAGCAGGCCCGGCCGGGGCCGGCGTGACTAGCTACACGATAGACCACGCTCTGGTCATGGTTTCTATCATGGAAGAACTTGGCGTAGACGTGAATGACTCCGACTCCATCGCTGAGGCATTCAACGACCCCGCCATCGTGAGCGAGGCCAAGGCTTTGGCTACCGCTCACGCTCTGCCTGTGGCAGTGTTCGATGCGGCCTCGTTCGGCCTAGCCAAGCTGACCCTCGCGCCCAAGAGGGTCCTGGGCTCGAAGTTCCTGGGCAAGGCTGCTGACATAGCAGTGCAGGCTCCGATACAGGCGACCGCAGGGGCTGCCGGAGAAGCTCTGGGCACGGTAGCGATGGGCAAAGAGATCGAGCCCTTCAGCGTTGTCGCCGAGGCTCTTGGTGAGCTGACCTTTACTCCGGTCGAGGTTGCTGGAGCACGCTTCAGCACCGGGGTCGAGCAGTTCAAGGCCAACCGCGACGCCAAGCGCCGCGAGGCATTGGTTGAAAAGATCCGCGAGACCGCCATGCTCGAGCGTGACCCTGACACGCTGGCCGCATTGGTCAACGAGTCGCACGCTGACGCTGGCGGCGATGGCAAAGTCTATCTGCAGGCCGACAAGGTCTTCGAGTCTGGCCTTAGTGACGCCGAGGCCATCGAGTGGGCCGGACAGTACGGAGTCACCCCGGAAGAGCTGACCACGGCCTATGAGTCCGGTGGGCATATAGCACTGGACCGTGGCAAGGCGGCGGTGGCTGCGGCTCAAGAGTCCGACCCTGTGCTCATGCGAATGGGCGATGACCTGACCGACTCCCCGACGCTCCCGAGCGTCAACAGCGCTGCCACAGACGCAGAAGCCCAACAGGCGGCCAAGCGACACCAACGGCTGTCAAAGGAGGCCAGGGAAGCCCACGACGCCCAGGTCGACGGCCTGGTCGAGCAGGTAGTGGCCGCAGCCCCGCAGCTGTTCGAGGGACGACAGGGCCGCGCCAGAGCGAGAGCTTCGCTGGCCCCGCTGGCGGCTCACGCAGTTGTGCGCGCCGACGTACTCGGCACCACCCCGGCCCAGGAGCTGGCCAACCTTGGAGTGAACATCGTCGGCGGCCCCGTGCCGACAGGCGCCTTTGAGGCGGACGACGTTCTCGAACAGGATGTGCCTGCAGACGTCGCTGCTGAAGTGGCCGCGCTTGAACAGAGGCAGGCCGAAATACGCTCCAAGATGGACGACTTAGCGAGAGATAATAAGGAGGTTCTTCTCGGCGACGACGAGGCCGCGAAGGAGGAGATATATAGGCAACGTGACGCCCTGGGCGAACAGCATGCACAGTTGCAAAGGAGGATTGCCATACTGACAGACCCCACCGGGATAAAAGGTTTAGATAAGAGGCTAGAAGAATTGCGCGAACAGCGCCGACCGATCAAAGAGAAGCTTGACGACGCCGTCGACGCCGGAGATGACACAGCCAGAGATGCTGCGTTCGACGAATTAGATGTTCTGGACGCAGAAATTAAAGCCACACAGGACGAGATAGATACCAGGCATCAGGCCGAGTTAGACAGGCAGGACAGTGAGAGGGCCGGCTCTACCCTTCTTCTCCAGCCCGCACCCCTCCCTCAGAAGGTTCCAGAATCTGTTGCTGACGTAGCAGCCCTGGACCGGGTCGTGCGTAAGCTTAAAGGCGGGCGATTCGGAACCAACAGGGATGTCAAGACAAAACTGCAGGAGGATGTACTTACAGAGGCGGCCGAGGCTGGAATAGACCTGTCTAGCGAAGGCGCAGAAGTCGACGCCCACCTGACCAGGTTGGCCGTAAGGGACGCCCTGTACGCGCTAAAGACGAACACGAACGCGGTCGGCTGGTACGACTTGGCCGTGACCAAGGCGTTGGACGTGATGGCCTTGTTGCACCCAGAGATAGCGACTGATCCTGGGGCCAAGCTCGCGTTCACCTGGGCTCTTGCAGTCACCTCTAACGGCCTCAAGGTCGACAAGAATTTTGAGCTGGCCGAGGCTGCGTATAGTTATTTCAAAGAGCACGGCAGGATGCCAACCGACGTTAAGGCCGGGAACGCCCAGACCGCTATCAACAACGGCCTGGCCCTCTTCACCGAGCTGGTCGAAGTGATTGGCGTAGATGGTCTCGCCCGTTTTATGTCGTCTGAGTTCACGGTCAGTCAGCTCGGCAGGGCCGGCTTCAAATTGACCGGCGAGAACGCGGGGACCATCGTCCGGGGCGCAGCGATTCTGGGACCAAAAATCGGGAACGGTTTCTTCTCCAATTTGAACGGCCTCTTCGATCAGCTCACGATGGACCGCTGGTTGATGAGGACATGGGGCCGCTGGACAGGTACGCTTATCACCGAGCGCGCCGACATGGTCAAGAAAAAATCTGCTGAAGTCAAGGCCCTGGTTAAGGAGCTAAAAAAAGACAGAGCCGCTGCCAGGGCATTTGAGGCGGCCCTCGGGGCTAGGCTGAAGGTTAACAGCCCCCAAGAGATGGCCGTCGCTATCAGTAAGGCGTCGGTCGACCCTGCTAAGAGGGCCATCTTCAACCAGAGCAAGGCTGGCAAAGGGCTGCGCTTGGCGAGTAACTCTTTAGAAAAGTACATGGATGGACAGAAGGAGGCACCTGCCAACGGCACTGAGAGGGAGCGCATTAGGAGGGTTATGCAGGCCGCCCTAACCGAGCTTCAGGCCCAGGGGCATGACCGCCTCACCATGTCTGACTTGCAGGCCTTGCTGTGGTACCCAGAGCGCAGACTGTACGACATTGCAAAGGCGTCTGGAGCCGAAGATGTCTCTGAGGGGTACGCGGACAACGAAGCCCCGGACTACTCAAACGCAGCGGCAGCCCTGGCCCGCGACAAAGGAATCAGCGACGAGGCTATTCAAGAGGCAATCACGAAAGCGGAGGGTGATTATGAGGATCGAATCGGCACAAGACCAGCACAACGAGACGATGGAGGCCTTGCCTCAGATCAGGAAAGAAGAGCTGCAGGATTTACTCCGAAGCAGCGACGAGCTTTCCTCACGCGAGAAATCTACGTCGCAGGAAGGCTAGCGAGGGCTCTGGGGGGGAAGGGGCCAGACTATTCGCAGCCCAAACCAACTACCGGAGGCGCAGTCCAGGGGCTCGAGCACCAACCGAGCCGGGCCTTTGCCGGCCTGCTCGACGCGGCAGAACTACCGTCTGCGGCTTTGGTGGAGTTAGAGGGCGGGAAGGCTAGCGCTCAACAATTTGAGTCCGCCATCCAAAAGGCTAAAAGGGCCAGCAAGTTTGGTGCTTCTGTCTATGTGTATCCGGTCAGCACCACTGCAGACGAGACTGGGTACGAAGATATGAAGTTGTTTCTGACCAAAGATGGTAGCGCAGGGTTCGCCATTAAGTCCGACGGCGACATCGTCAGTGTTTTTTCCGGCGGGGGCGGTCAAGTACATAGCATGCTGGCCCTGGCGGTGGAGCAGGGCGGGAGCAAGCTAGACGCTTTCGACACTGTCCTGCCTGGCCTATACGGCATAAGTGGTTTCAGGGAAGTGGCGAGGGACCCGTGGAACGAGGTCTATAAGCCAGACGGGTGGGACAAGGAGGTCTTCGCGGCCTTTAACGCTGGCGAACCTGATGTGGTTTACATGGAGTACGACGCGAGCTATTCGCCATACGCTGACATCCAGGCCGCTCCCTACTTCCAGGGCGGGAAGACTCTCGACCAGGCCCTGGGCTTCTATGACTGGCTACAGGCGGCGGTCGGCTTCGACAGCGAGATGGCGCTCAATGTCATAGACTCTACAGCAGACTCCAGAGACATGGAGTTCACGCTCCCGAGCGGGGACGTCCAGACTGCTGCCGAGCTTCAGGCAGCCTTCGCTGGATACCTAACAAGCTTCAACGACCCTCTGTACCAGGCCACCCGTGGCTGGTTC